CATATTTGGCAGCAAATCTCCACACGAAGCGGAAAGTACAACCCCATCTACAAGTGATAGTTCAGATACTGCCGTGTCTATTTGACACCTTGTCAAGGTGCCACAACCTGCCACAGATCCTTTGCCTCCAAGATGAAATCCAATAATTGTAGACCCTCGAGAATCGCTTATCAGAGGTGACATACACATACCGGGACGCGTCCCACTTGCTACTCTATAATAACCACCATCAAAAGTAGCTTGAGTGTGTGTGACGCGTGTATTTCCCTGAAACAAAGTAGGAATGGTCTCCAAACTGGAGTCCACTATCTGACGTGTCACTAATAATGCTGGCACACGTGCAATTTTCGTTGATTCTGGGAAAAATTTGCGGAAATCTTTCATGGAACCCCCACTTGTCACATAAAAAAGCGTAAAGTCTGTGTTGGGTATTGAATAGGAAAACTTCTTCGACATCTTGTCTCGGAAGAAACTCCCCACAACACCACTACCGGTCTTATAACACTTCACAGAAAAATCTTCATCATGTGCTTCCACAAAATGGGTCGGAACTAACAAAAAATTGGAAGTGACATAAAAACCCAAAGTTGTTTTGCCAAGCTCTGAAACTATTCCAATCAGGTTGGTTCGCATAGAAGCACTCAAATTTTTCCCAGTAGTGGTACTTGACGGTTCAGACATTGGCAATGGAACTGTTTCGACCTGTAACCATGGGTTCACTCTTTCGTCTCGTTCGCGAATGTCATCCATGGAGTCTGGTTTCAAACCTGTATTAACAGACAGAATACCAAATTTTTTCCTGATGAGAGTCAAAATTATAGCAACAGCTCCCACACCTAACAACGCATATTTAAATTGCCATTGGCGCGTGAATTCACCCACAACGTCTTTCAAATCAAGTATACGCCGTCTAACCATATTCTCAACAACACGTATTGTTGCACACGAATACACATATGCAATAATCATGAAGAGTGGAGTAGAAAAGACTGCGATACGCGGGAACCAAAGAACCAGTAACATACAAATAAGGAGAATGGACAGGTTTCCAAGCAACAGAGCTTTTTTACATTCATCGCACCAAAAAAGTAATCCAAAGCGTAAAACGTAGGGATGACAGATAACGCTCTCCGGCAAAATATCAAAGCGATGCCAGAAATTACAAAAATCAGCCGTCGCTACGGAACATCTGGTTCCTAGATTGGCAAAGTGGTTCTGAAATTCATTGGCTCGTCGTTGGAAAAACCTACCTATCTCTCCAGATTGTGTGTCTAAGTCATCCACACCATAGGGTGAATCAGGTCCAATACGGAAAGTGGGAGTTGCCTCATCTCGAATGTCAGAATAAAATACCTCGTCAATCGTCCGTCGTCTATTACATTGACAATAATGGAAATTGCACGTAGTACATGGTTCGGGATTTTCATCCTGGATATCAATGTACTGCCTTTCCTCATGAAAATGTTTCTTAGATGCTTTCTGCACCCACTCTAAATAGACTGAGATAGGTACACGATCAAGTACAATATTGTCATGCACCACAAACTCAAGATTGTTCATGTTGACATAGCGGGAATTGGATGCCCTATAGACCCTAACGGAAATGTACCACGCATCGGGACAAGGTGTACGACCATATAATTGCTCAATTTTCTCCTTGTTCAAGATACCATTGACACAGCACTCGGGTTTAGGTTCAACTTTCACATGATAAAAACGTCGCAAGATAGACTCCGGTTCATTTGAATAGGTGTATGCATTTAAGTCTTCAACATTGGTTGAGACAACGCAAAA